GGTTGAGGATAAATAAGAGTATCCATCCAAGTTGTTCTATTAAAATTAACATTTGTATTTGTTACCCATGTTCCTAAAGGTGGTTGTTTTGCTTCACCATAATTATAAGATACAGATCTATTATTAAACTCAGATCCAGCAGATGGATACCACCAAATAACTTCTGTAAATAAATTATTTAATCCTGCGCAAACTTGTTGACCTTTAGTAGTATCAACATCATCAAATACATAATCTTCTACACTACAAGGTAGTGAGTTTACTGTACCATCAAATGCAAAAAAACCATTATTAGACATCCAATATGCAACACCATCTATTTCAACAGCTGCATTCTTACCTATTAATCCACAGTTAGTACCTACTTGTTCAAAACCAAATGTAAAAGGTGCACCTACAAATTTCATTGTATACAATGCATTGTTAGTCCATATCAAAATATTTTCTTTAGCGATCAACGCTCCGACAATTTTAGTTCCGTCTTGTAATCTTTGTGTGCCTGCAGAGTTGGTAGCAAGTGGAGTAAATTGATTTAATTGTTCACCTGTTGAGAATCTAATAAACATATCATCTTGTGTTGTAGTATCTCCAATAGTTGTTTCTGTTCCCATGTGAATTAAGTGTCTAGTTGTAGGTGATACTAATGTTAATCTTGATGCAGTAGGATTACCTACGGCTTCATTAGGTTGTCCACCTAAAGTATTTGATGCTGTTAGTGTACCTAATGCAGTCCAATATTCTGAATTTTCTACTGAGCTTGATCCTGGAGACAAAGTAGTTCTAGATGCTCTTACACTTAATCTAGAAGATGCAGATGCATCCCAAGCATAAGTTTTACCGTTAGCAATAGTTGCAATTAATACATCACCCCAGTTTGTTAAAGACCAAAGACCTGGCTCTAGTTGTACTGTAGAAGCATTTACTGCTGAACCCCAACCATTAAAGTTAGTAGCATTAGTAACTGTTTCACCATCACTATGTGCTTGACCATTAGAAGTTCCAGTTGTTGCTGTTCCTAATGCACCTCTAGTAATACCAGTTAATTCATTACCAGCTACACCTGTATAAGTTATTAATTCATTTTCTATAGCGATTGTACCAGCTGTTGGAAATCCTGTTGTAGATGTTAATCTAATTTGTGTAGCAGAACCATTGTTACCTGCTGTATCTGGAGATAGTGCTCCATCTAAATCGTTTGTTAAAACTCCAGTAACTGTTCCACCATATAATCCAGCACCATATCCATAACCATATGATTGTGCACTTGGACCAATACTTGCAAAAGGTTTAACTGTACAAGAACTTCCAGAAGTTAAATCAGAACCACCACCATTAGCTTCTGCTGATGGAGATGTAATAGTAAATGTAGTTGATGAAGGTACTGTTATAACTTGACAAATTTTATCTTCAAAGTTTGAAGCAGCAATACTAGAACCTGTTGGCATAGTTACTGCATCTAATTCAACCATATCACCGTCTATTAATCCATGCGCAGTGCTTGTGGTAATTGTAATTGCTGTTCCTCTAGTGGTGCTTGTAGTAAGTGTAGAACTAGTAAACGTAGTTAATACTCCTGCATTGTTATCTACAAAAGGAGTAATATCAAAAAGTTGTCCTTCAAAATATATAAGTAAAAATTTATCTGTACCAATAGCTACATATCTATTTCCTTCTTTATCTACAAAAGAGTGTTGTGCTCTTGCTACACCTTGCATTGTATCTGTAAGTAAAGAAGACCAACCACCTATTTTTTCTGGTAGTCCATATCTAAATCTAGCGAGATCTGAATCGACCCAACGGCCTGCAGCTCCAACACTAGTATCTTGTTTGTCTATTCCGGGAGCAAACTTTATTTCAGTGAGCATCTACTTGCTCCTATGAATTCGTTGATTGTTTTTGCCAGCCTTTAGTTGCATTAGTATATACTAAAGTTACTGCTTGATTGTTAGTAGATAAAGTAAGATTAGAAGCTGCACCTTGAATAGGAGAACCATTTCTATCTACAGTACAATTGTTAGAAGCAAATCCTCCACTTAATGATGCATCCATTACAGTTACAGTATCACCTCCATTTGGCGACGCTGGTAAAGTAACTTGAATTGCACCTCCACCACCATTAGATGTTTCACCAAATACTACATCACCATGAACTGCAGTGTAAGGAGTATTAGTTCCTGTTTGAACTTGTACATTTCCTTGATTTAAAATTCCTGCAAGTTTCATAGAATTTGCAGTTTTGTACACCAATAGTATAATTACTATTAGATCTTGTTGTACTATCTTTAACTATAAAAACTCTTTCAGCTCCTGTTGGCATAGTAATAACTCTGTTCCCTGCTAAAGTACCAGTAACTTCTATCATTAAGTTTTTACCAGTTGCAGTAGAGTCTCCTAATGCTGAACCATTGTCTAAGTTTAATGTTAAATCAGCTGCAGCAATACTTACTGTAAAATAACCACTAGCTGATAATTCTAAAATTTGTAAATTGTTATTTGTAATTGTTCCCCATAGACCAGCTTTTTCACCGGTTGCTATAAGCTCTAATTGTAAATCTGATGAGTATGTTGATGCCATAATTTAATAAGGTTCTATTTCTGTCCAAACGTT